TACCTTAACTATCACTGTCAGTGATCTATTTATAAAGAAAAAACCTTGCCATGTCTAAAGTAACTTTCAACGGAGGCTATTACCTAACAGGTACTTCACCAGTATCAGGTAGCTGGAGAGCAATTACCTCAGTATCTTCAAGCACTGTGATCGAATCTGCTGTATTTGCAGACGGTAGTACAGTTGCAAACCTACCTCTACCAGCTGGTCTTAACCTAGAAGTAAAGATCAGACAAATTAAACTTTCAACCGGAGGAGCTTTTTTAGCTAAGTAATATGAAGCTACAGGAAAGTATTATGAGCGATTTGGATGCTCTTGCAAGAGAGTATTCAGATGTAGAGGAGTACATCCTAGCAGCTTTTTCAGATAAGTACTTTAATCTTAAGAAAGATAAAGACACCATTGAGTTTTTAAGGATTATTTTTGATAATGCACACAAGGACCTAGACATGGCTCCTATGCAAGTAACCGAGAAAAAAGCTACATACTGCGGCAGATGCGGACACACTCACGTTAAAGGAACTCCTTGCCCAAGACCTTTTAAAGAAGGGTTATCACCTTACGGCGATGATGCATACTTCGTAGTACCAAACAAAGGAAAGATGAAAAAAGAAGATATTTTAAAAGCTATTAAAGAAGTACTAGCTGAAAATACAGTACAAGTCAGCAAAATAACCGGCCGTACTGGAGAAACAGAAGTGGATGTGGTAACACCTAAGCAGAAGGCAGAGTTAGAAAAAGCTGGTGCAAGAGTCACCCCAATGGAGGAAGACCTAGATCTAGGACACCAGGATGACGAACCGCATATGATCAAATCAGAGCTTTACAAGATTGCTAAATACGCTCTTGAGCTCTACAAAATGGTTGATCAGTTTGAAGGTAAAGGAGAAGTAGATTTTCCGGCCTGGTGGCAGTCTAAAGTCACAAAAGCATCTTCGATGGTTAGCAGTGCCAAGCACTACCTTGAGTTCGAACTAGCTGAACCGGCAATGGATCAGGCAGTAGTAGGCGATGAAATGCCTGTTACAGAAAAACTAGACCCAGTCGGCCACGAAGATGAGGATGTTGATAATGACGGTAAGAAGAATACCAAAACCGACAAGTACATCAAAAACAGAAGAGTAAAGATCGGTCAAGCAATCGCAAGTCATAAGAAGTAATGAAGCTACAGGATCTAAGACATATCATCGAGGAAGCCTATCTTGAGGTGCTAATTGAAGCAGCTGAAGAACCAGCTACCGGTCCTAAGAGAGATCAAACGGACCCGACACTAGATATTCTTCAAAAATTTCCTACCTTACAGAAGACGTTAACACATTTGTTAACTTCCCAATATATGGAATTTGTAGAAAAGGTAGGATGGATGTCACCCAAACCTTCTACGTTTAAGGTCGAATTTAAATCCGGACAGGATATGACCTTAAAGTGGATGGGTAAAAACTTTGAAGCCAATATTGAAGGCAAGCGCTACTACCTAGCCAACCTTCCGGAATTCCAGCAGGCATTAGACAAGATCGGAATGATGCTCGCACACGGTCCTATTCAGACAGGAATGGATGCATTAGGAGGAGAAGAAGGAGCCGGAGGCGATGTATTCGCCGGAGCCGGAGCACCTGAACCCGCAGCCGGAGCAGAAACAGGAGCTGAAGCCGGTGCTGGAGCAGGAGCAGAAACACCCGCTACACCAGCCGCAGGAGAAGAAGACGTATTTGCAGGACTATAATGAATCTAATAGATAAGGTTATTGAGGAATGGGCTTGGAGATGCCCTAAAGGATACCCACAGTTGGACTCTAAGGAAGATCTTCGTATCTTTGAAGGATTATTCAATATAAACCTTACCGAAGCATCTGTGAAGTCTAATACGCTCGCCGCCAAGCAAGTACTCTTACAAAAATATCCCGAGACTTTCTCGGCAATGGCTGATTCTGCCCCCCACCGTATAGGTAACAGAGGTAAGATATCTGCTGCGGATTTTACTGCTATCATCGAAAAAGAATTTGGCACCGCCCCAGAATATTTCGCTCCAAACACATCTCAGAACAATAAACAAATTAAACCAGACGGTAGCCGAACATTCCCATTATTCCGATTTAAAACAGAGAAAGGAGATGTTGCTCTAATTCTAGCCGGCGGTCCTAAAGAAGAGACCTCTGAAAGACAGGAGCACGGAGTGATCAACACTATTAATTCTATTGAAGGAATTAAGACAATTAAAGATCAAAACGGACACACTATCGAAGGTGTAGTTCGGGCAGAAAAAATGTCACCAGTGCCGGGATACAGGCATGAACCTTACTCTGATATTAAACTTGTAATTCAAGGTACCGAAGATCCTTTCTTAATCTCAGCTAAAGGGCTTACCTCTCCTACCATTGCAGGAGGAGGCCTACAGGGAGCTATGAAACTATCCCCTAAAGTACAAGAGTTTATAAAACAGTTCTACGAAGATGCATACCAGTATTACAAAAAGATCTTTGAAGAGCATTCCGAACTGACTCCCGAATATAACCTCTACAAAACAAGCTACTTTAAAGACGTTAACAGAAAAGTTCCTGAAGATATTGTACTAGAGATCGTAAAAGGTACCCCAGCAGTAGGAGGAGAAGTAGACGCATACTACATCGGAGATATGAACGTACAGCCTCAGGTAGAAGGAAACGTAATTACTTTTAATGGTAATATTAAACCAGTAGAAGAGTTTGCAAAGCAGGATTTATATCTTCATATTAGAAAAAGAGATGGAGATTACTACTTTGTAGATAATATGCAGACAGTCAACGGAGTAACCATGCCGAGAATCTTCGCTAGCAAACCTAACGGAACTACAGCTAGCTCTAGATTAGGATCACACACCTCCCTACGTGGAACAGTAATTATTTAAGCCATGCAAAAATTACAATCAATAGTTACTCTTATAGCAATCGCAATTGCTATATTAGCAATGACCGGAGTTTTAAATCCGTACAAGAAAAAATACCTGACCGAACTAAAGGCTCAAGAAGAAGCTAGCCAAGCCAAAGTAGATACTCTGCAATCAGAGATCTTTATGCTGGAAGTAGAAAATGCAATCTTAGAAGAGAGAACAGATTCTGTGCTAGTAGTTCTAGGAACTTCAGAAACCAAACGTAAACAAGAAAGAGATGCACACAATCGTAAAATGGCTGAGCTTGGTAAGCTTTCTAATGCTGAGCTTGCCCGCTACTTCGCAGAGCGTTACAATCGTAAATAACGACACCCTAATCTGCCTGCCAGATTCAATTGCTAGAAAAGTTATCGCTGATCTAGAGGAAGGAGACTTATGTCAAAGAGAGCTTCTAAGCTACAAAAAAGACGTTGAAAGCTACCTTACTCTAATCGGTATTAAAGAAGAAGAAATTACAAACTTTAAAACTATTGTGACTAAGAAAGACGGCATTATTACCGAACTTAATGTACAATTAGGAATTAAAGAAAAAGAAATCGCAGTACTAAAGACCGGCAAAGCCGCTAACTACTGGAAAGGGTTATTCACCGGACTAGGAGCAGGTGCAGGCCTAGTACTGGTATTAACATTGTTATGAGTGAACAACCAGTAAATGTCAAACAGCTAGTAATTCAAGAATACGCAAAGTGTGCCCAAGACCCGGCATACTTCATGCGTAAATATTGTTATATTCAGCACCCTACCCGAGGTAGAATCCTATTCAATCTCTACCCATTCCAGGATAAGGTTTTACACCTTTTTAGAGATAATCAGTTCCTGATTACGCTAAAATCTAGACAGCTTGGTATCTCAACCCTAGCATCAGGGTATGCTCTGTGGTTGATGCTGTTTCACAAAGACAAGAACGTCCTTGCGCTTGCAACCACCCAATCTACTGCTAGAAATCTAGTAACTAAAGTACAGTTTATGTACGATCAGCTACCAAGCTGGCTGAGACTAAAATCAGTAGAAAAGAACAAACTATCCCTACGTCTCACCAACGGGTCAAGGATCTCAGCTAAATCATCTAATTCAGATGCTGCTCGATCGGAAGCTGTATCTCTGCTTTTAATTGATGAAGCTGCATTCATTGAGAACATCGACGAGACGTTCGCAGCAGCCCAACAAACCCTAGCAACAGGAGGTCAGTGTATGGCACTATCTACTCCTAACGGTGTAGGTAACTGGTTCCATCAAACCTGGGTAAAAGCAGAAACAAGAGAGAATTCTTTTATACCTGTTAAGCTACCTTGGACCGTTCACCCGGAAAGAACCCAAGCCTGGAGAGATCAGCAGGATGCTGACCTAGGGCCTAGAATGGCAGCACAGGAATGTGACTGTGACTTCCTTGCATCCGGTGAGACAGTATTTGAGCCTGAATATCTTTCATTCTACGAACAGACTTACCAGAAGGACCCTAGCGAAAAAAGAGGAGTTGATAGCAACTTATGGATCTGGGAATATCCCGACTATACAAAGTCATACATGGTTGTGGCTGACGTAGCAAGAGGGGACGGAGCCGACTACTCTACCTTCCATATCATGGACGTTGAAGGGGCTACGCAAATCGGAGAGTATAGAAGCAAGGTATCTCCTAGGGATTTCGGTAACATTTTAGTAGGAATAGCCTCAGAATACAACAACGCCCTACTAGTAGTAGAAAATGCTTCAATGGGATGGGCTACAATCGAGCAGATCCTAGAAAGAGAATATCCAAACCTTTATTATTCATCCAGATCAGACCAGGATACGGTTGAGAGTTATATGACAAAGTATGAGCGGGGTAATCTAGTACCTGGCTTTACCATGTCTATGAAGACTCGTCCCCTGGTTATCGCCAAGATGATGGAATATATCCGAGATAAATCAGTAACCATTCAGTCAAAAAGGTTGCTGGAAGAGATGAGAGTATTTGTTTGGAAGAATGGAAAGGCTCAAGCACAGAATGGCTACAACGATGATCTTATTATAGCTTTCGCTACCTCATTATACGTTAGAGATACAGCTCTAAGACTAAGACAACAGGGTATGGACCTGGCTAGAGCACAGCTATCTTCGTTTTCTAGTCTAAATAATCGTCAGGCTCCCGTGTATAATGTTGGAAATATGCAAAATAACCCGTATATTATGGATACTCCGTACGGAAAAGAGGACATCTCTTGGTTACTCCGCTAGGACTATTTATATTTAAACTGCTTTTACATGGCTGATACTTCATTATTTAGTAGATTACAGAGACTTTTCTCTACCGACGTAGTTATTCGCAACGTTGGCGGTAATCAGCTCAAGATAGCAGACGTAAACCACATTCAGAGCACCGGTCGATACGAGACTAACTCGTTGGTTGACCGTTTCTCTCGTCTTTACATCTACAATAATAAGAACATTTTTAATCCGAACCTTAACTACCAGACGTTAAGGATTCAACTTTACTCGGATTACGAAGCAATGGACTCTGATCCAATCATCGCTTCAGCACTTGATATCCTAGCCGACGAAGCTACCCTGAGAAATGATATGGGGGATGTACTTACAGTTAAGACATCGGACGAGAACATTAAGAAGATCTTAAATAACTTATTTTACGACGTACTTAATATCGAGTTCAATCTTTGGTCTTGGACTCGTAATATGTGTAAGTATGGTGATTTCTTCCTTAAGCTAGAGATTGCAGAAACATTCGGTGTTTACAACGTACTGCCGTATACAGTCTACAGTATGGTACGCCATGAGAGTCAGGATCCTAACGCTCCTGCTAAGGTAACCTTTACCATCGACCCAGATGGAATCGCTTCATCTACCGATCCTAACTACATTCCTAGACATAAGGATAAAGTAATTCAGCTAGATAACTACGAAGTAGCACACTTCCGTCTTTTATCTGATACTAACTTCCTTCCTTACGGACGTTCTTACCTAGAGCCTGCTAGAAAAGTATACAAGCAGTTGATACTAATGGAAGATGCGATGCTGATTCACCGCATCATGAGAGCTCCTGAGAAGAGAACTTTCTATGTCAACGTTGGTAACGTACCACCAAACGAGGTTGAGCAGTTCATGCAGAAGACTATCAACCAGATGAAGAAAACTCCTTATGTAGATCCTCAAACCGGTCAATACAACCTGCGTTTCAATATGCAGAACATGATCGAGGACTTCTACATCCCTGTTCGTGGAGGAGATACTTCAACTAGAATCGAAACAACTAAAGGACTTGAGTACGACGGCACCAACGACGTCGCTTACTTAAGAGATAAAATGTTTGCTGCCCTTAAAGTACCTAAAGCGTACTTTGGATACGAAGGAGATCTTCAAGGTAAAGCAACTCTAGCTGCAGAAGATATTCGTTTTGCAAGAACAATCGAAAGAATCCAGCGCATCATCGAATCAGAGCTTACTAAGATTGCTCTTATTCACTTATACACCCAGGGCTACAAGGGTGAAAGCTTAACAAACTTTGAACTTAAGCTTACAACTCCTTCTATCATTTACGAACAGGAGAAAGTTGCCCTTCTAAAAGAGAAGATCGACCTAGCAAGCCAGATGATGGACAGTAAGTTATTCTCTTCTGACTACATCTACGAAAACATCTTTAACCTATCTGAAGATCAGTACAACGAAATGCGCGATCTTATCAGAGAAGATAGTAAGAGAACCTTCCGTGCAACTCAAATTGAGAACGAAGGCAATGACCCAGCTAAATCAGGTATATCTTACGGAACTCCTCACGACCTTGCTTCGATGTACGGTAGAAGAGGATCAGATTCACAAAA